ATACTTCTTTAACCCAATCTAAAACTGTTCTCTTATCTAAATTACCTCCACCTTCGTGTTCTATTGGATAGTAAGCTGACCATCCTTTAGTTGCTACAGCTATACCTACAATCTTTCCTTCTCCTATGACTGCACCAGATCCTTTTGATTTTAAATTTGGATCTTTTGTTTCTAAGTCAATAGCTATATATTTTTCCTTACTTAAATCAGGAAAGCTATCAGGACATATCCATTCTTTTGGAGCTTCAAACATTATGAGTAATCCCTTTCAAGTATCATTTCTAAGTAGTGTATTGCTTTATCGATGTCTTGTTCTTTTCCTTTCGCTGCATGTCTGCATATATATTTTATAGCTGATCCTTCTGCAAAAGGCAAACGGTTCTCATTTATAAATTGACTAGGTTGAATCTTCATATTTTTATAATGAGATCCTCCTACTTGTTTTTTGTACGCTGTCATTATATTGGGTCTCCTATGTTATATTGATAATCTGAAGTAGGTTGCATAAGATAAAGATTTTCTTTTGCTCTTGTAACTCCAACAAAAAATATTCTATGTTCAGTGTCTGGGTCTCTTCTTGCTGACTCATATATTATATTTTCTATGTCTGTATATAGAACTACATTATCGCATTCTTCTCCCTTTACTCCGTGAATTGTAGAAAGTTTTATTCTTGCATCTTTCATTAGATCATCTCCTTCACGTAATAAACTTTTAATATAAATAATACTTTCTTCTGGAATATGTAACTGCTCCCAGCTTCCCGTTACTAGCAGACCGTGATCAGATTTTAATTTATCTAAGTCTACTGAGCTTATATTTGCTAGACTATTACCACTAGCAAAACCATGTTTTACATGGCCTTTATTGTAATTTAAATACTCATAAACTTTTTGTGCTTCTTCTCCACTAACAGTAGCACCTTTATTTAATCTATCCCAAACTCTATATGCCTCTATTAATTCTTTAGGTAATATATTGTTTACCTTACTATCAAACCTAAAATTTAAAGAAGATAGATGTTCTGCAATAGGCTCTAGCATTTTATTTGTTCGAGTCAATATCATCCATTTTTCTGTACTAAAATCTAAATTTTCTAAATAACAATTCTCAATAATCTTACCTTCTTCATCTCTAGGCTCCCATTTTTTCTCCATTCTATTTTGAATATTGTTTAAAATGCTTACAGCCTTTTCATGTATTAACCTTGGAACTCTTCTAGATTTTATTAAAGAATCTTTTTTTCCTTCTAAATTTATAAATATACTTGGATCAGCTCCTTGAAAAGTGTAAATAGTTTGGTCATCATCCCCCGCAATGTACGATCTTTCACATCTTGATTCGATATAAAAAAACATATCCCATTGCAGAGGACTCAGATCCTGTGCTTCATCAAGAAAGACTACTTGTAAGTTGGGGCACTTATCTTTCTCGACAAATTTTGTAATCATGTCACAATACTCAACCATCCCTGTATGATCTTTATATGATTCTAAATCTTGATTAATTTGAAAGGTTAAATCAACATCTACATACTCATGTAAATCTAATTCTACTGCTGCATCTATTAATGTAATTTTTTTAGATCTTGAATAATCTATAATTTTCATGTGATTATTTTGATATTGTGGAATACCATTAGGACTTATTTTTGTTTCAAAAGACATGTCCCTACAAACTTGAGAAAAGTTTTTAAAAGATTTCCACTTAGATCCTTTTAATAGCCGAGTCTTTGTATCTATTTTTAATGCTTGTCTTCCCATAGCATGCATTGTAGATACATATTCAAAATCTAATTTAGGAAATTTATCTTCTATTCTTTTCTCAGCTTCCAATGTTGCAGCTCTACTAAAGGTTATGTAGGCTATTTTACTAGGGTTTACTCCATTTTTTATCTCTTGATCTAAATAAGTATTTATTAGTTTATAGGTCTTACCTGTACCGGGAGGACCTGGAATTATTGTTCTCATGCAAAAGGTTCATCTTTCATTTTAGTTTTTCTTACATTGGGTCTTTCTAATTTAACAATATCCATTTTTATTATTCTAGTATTTTTACCGTCTATACTCTTAACTAATTCTATCGTACTAAATAGTTCTTCTAAAAGTCTCATTGTTTTTTGTTTAGGATAAGTTTTATCTGGCCACGATTTAGTTCTTTGCAAGTATCTCCAAAAATCTTTAAACTTAAAATAACTGTCTTTTTCGTCTGAATAGGGTAAACCTCTTTTAATATCGTTTATATCTTTACCTGGAGCTTTGTTAATAAAATCTGCTAACAGTTCTCTTACTTGAACATTTATTTTAGAAGACTCTGGTGCAGGTACATGACCTAAATTTTTAAATAAATGAACTAACATCTTTCTCCATATAATTTTTCCTACAGGAAGCATAGGTCTATTAAGCTGATTCATAGAAGATATAGAAAACTTTTCAGAATCATGTAGTGTCATGTCATCTACTTCAACACTTTCTCCATCTATAGTTACAAAATATATTGGAGGATCTGAATCATATTTTCTTATTTCTGTTATCTCTGGACTAGGTGCTCCATCTCCAACACCAAATTCTTGCAATACACATAGCTTAGAATTACAAAAAGATTGAATAGGTTCGTCTTTACATTTATATTGGTATTCTTTCTTATCAACTGATTTTATTAAAATTTGTATTTCATTTCTTTCTAAAGGAGGAGTACAATATTTTTTATTATAGTCATGCATTTTTAAATCCCAATCTGAAGAAAATCTTTTTTTAAGATAAACTCCAAAGTTATACATAGCATTGTTTCTTTGTCCGTTTGGAATACCTTCTTTTGATATTGCAATTAAACAAGGTGGTGCTCCTTTTAAAGGATCACTTTCATCTTTATCTTGCTGTTTTTCTTTTCTTATCTCAGCTAACTGTTTTTCTGAAAGTGAATATCTTGAATAAGCAAATAAAAATTGTGTTAAACTTAATTTGTTTCCCTCATCATCAAAAGCATACCTAACTGTATTATCTGATCCATGATAAGGTAAGTTTAAAAAACTACCTGTATCTCCTCTGTCTGCTCTAATATAATCTTGTTTAGGAAATATCTCTGCTCTAGCGTGTCCTAGTTCAGCAGCAATCTTTTTTAATCTATCTCTCATTAAACTTGCTGGAACAAAGTCTTTAGTAAATAAAAATGCATGAGCACCACCTGATTTTGATCTAAATAAAATCATAGGTATATTTTTATCTCTTATTTTTTTAATAAAACTTTTATGATCAAAAGGGTAAGTATCTATATCTATACATCCCCATTTACATTTATTATCTTCTCTAATAGGAACAATACCTAAAGCTGGATCTTCTCCATCAAGATGTGCTTGCCACAACTTATCTGTAGGTGGATTTTTTATAGTAAATGATTTTGTCTGATGTTTTCCATTTTCTGAAAAGTCATCAGTCTTTTTAGTTTGTCCGTATGCTATCTCCAAACCAGAGAATACTTGTTTAAATCTTTCTAACATTTGCCCCGTTTATTTTTATGAGAGGCTTTAGTCTCCCAAAGCCTCCCCATGCATGATCCAGATTATTGTTTATTTTTAGATAAACTTAGATAGAACTGCTTAGCTCTCTCATATAGACCGCTGTTACTTACAGGGCCTATTTTCTGAATATTGTATCCGTACCATTGATTTCCTTTACCAGAATTCAATACTGTACTTAATTTATAAATGTGGCTAAAACATGCTGGTGTATACACACCATCTTTACCATCCATTGTGATAGACATCATCATAGAGTTCCATTTTCTACTTATTTTACCTTGAGAAGAACTCATAGATATTAAAGCAGTTTCAGTAGCTCCATCAGCACTTGCAACTATTACATAGTGTTGACCGACCGTAAGAATGTAGTTTCCATTCTCTAATCTATCTTTACCCATACCATCTTTGGTTGTTTTAGATAAAATATCCGAATCATCTGCGTATATGTTTTCTGGTCTACCTGAACCAGTTCCAAAATCAGACCATTCTTGATACTCTAACTTATAATGGCAAGGAATAACGTCTACTCCTTTTGCTCCGTCATACAATTTTTTAGTAACTGTATTTAAAAGCATTCCAGGTTCAGCACCTTCTACGTAATTTTGATTACGTTTCTGTGCTTCTCCAGAACCATTTTGTAAAAGTTTTAAGATTGGTAAAGCCAAACTTGTTGACTTAACGTTCTCAAAACCTGAAGATGAATCTTCTTCGAACAGGATTGTTGAAGGAAGTTTTTCACCTTTACTATTTTCTCGTTTCTCGTTTATTGTATCGCTCATCTATTTTCTCCTTGTTATTTTTGTTTGGTTACCTACAAACGTTTTAAAGTATTCTTCGGGCATTACTTTTTTATTTTCAGCAATGTCTCTGAATACAGCTTTGAGAGTCTGGGCATGTACACCTATTTTTTGAATAGGTTCATACCCACGACCTCTCGCAAGGTTGGCGTAATCGCTCGCCTTGTTGTCTTCGCCACGACCAAAGGTAACTGTGACATCGTTTTTAATGATATCACCATGGCCATTTTCTCGAAGCCAGTTAAACGCCTCTTCCGTTCTATCGGACATAATTGAGGCACTGTAAAATGGTTTTACTTCTACTGCAGAACCATCTTTTAATTTTAATTTTGATATGTGCATTTCTTCCATAAGCGTAGGTATTTCTACACCAGAAAGCTGCCTTGCTGTTTCTTTAAGTTTACTAACACTACGTTCAGCATTCTCTATTTCATCTTCAAGATTTTTTAAATCAATTACCTTATCAGATAATTTTTTACTGCTATCTATTTGCGTAACTGAATCAACTTGATCTTGTTCAAAGTTTATCTTGCTCATTTATTTCTCCTCTTTCATATAAGTTTATCTTTATTGGATAGTATCTTCTTTCTTGTTTGTCCCACTTTAATAAATTGTATTTTCCAGTTGTTATGTCGGATACAATAGAACATGCAACACCTATTATAGCAGGGTCTCCTGTCAAAAGTAAATAGTCATCAGGTCTATAATCTTTTAAACTTTGTCTTAATTTAATAATTAAAGGACCTGGAGAAAAAATAATCTGTGATAGTTCGGGTAATAAAAATTTAAATGGGCCATACTTTGATGCTCCCATAATATTTATTTTTGGTCTACCTTCTCTAGTACCAGCTATTTCTTGTATTACGTAAACTATAGGTTCACGTTTTATTTTTTCGTAATTTATGCTTTCTGACATTGACATCAATATAGTCTTTATGATAAACAAGTCAATAGAAAGTAGAAAAATAAATATGGATTACAAATTTAAAACGAAACCGTATGCTCATCAGTTAAAAGCATTAAAAATGTCTTACAGTAAAGTAAGCTTTGCTTATTTTATGGAAATGGGTACAGGAAAATCTAAAGTGCTAATTGATAATATTTCAATGTTATACGATGAAGGTAAAATAAATGCTGCCGTAATTGTAGCACCTAAAGGTGTATATAAAAACTGGTTTGATAGTGAAATACCTACACATTTAGTAGATCATGTTAAATATAAGGCAGTATTGTGGCAAGCTAATATAAACAAAAAACAAGAAAAATTATTAGTAGAACTATTCAAACCTGAAGTTGATTTACATTTATTGATTGTAAACGTAGAAGCTTTATCTACTAAAAAAGGCGTAGACTTTGTAGCTAAATTTTTATCTTGCCATAATGCTTTAATGGCTATTGACGAATCAACTACTATAAAAAATCCTCAAGCAAAAAGAACTAAGTCTATATTAAAATTAGGTGTAGCTGCTAAGTATAGAAGAATACTTACTGGTTCTCCTGTTACTAAATCACCTTTAGATTTATATACACAATGTGAATTTTTAGATCCTTGGTTGTTAGGACAACAATCTTATTATGGTTTTAGAACTAGATACGCAGTTATGAGATCTGCAAATTTTGGAGGACGCTCTGTGCAGATTGTTGTTGGTTATAGAAACTTAGCTGAGTTATCAGAAAAAATACAACCTTTTTCTTATAGAGTATTAAAAGATGATTGTTTAGATTTACCTAAAAAAACTTTTATGAAAAGAACTATACAGCTTTCTGAAGAACAACAAAAATTATACTCACAGATGAAACAAATGGCTCTTGCTGTAATGAATGATAAGATGACAACTACTGCTACAGCTATGACACAACTTATGCGTTTGCAACAAATAACGTGCGGACATTTTAAAGCAGATGATGGTACAGTTCAACAA